AGATAGTACTACAGGTAATATTGCATTAACTGGAACACACAATCACAAAGCAGATAATCCAAATGTTAGTTTTCCAGGTAATCAAACATACAAACAACGCACAGGTGCTAGTACATATGTAAATGCCGCAATTGTAGAAGATGATTATTATGATATAGATTCAAGTACTACAAGTGATTTTACAGATGGAACTAAACCAAGTTTAACTGTAAGTCAAAGCACAGAAGGTTATATTAGCGGAATTAGTTTAGGTAGCACAGGTAGAATTACAACTGGACAAAAGATGTTGACTATTGGTGCAACACCAGACAGTTACACACCACCAACACCTACACCAGCAGAACAAGAAGATGTATGGGACACAGATGATGAATGGGCAAGTGATGGAAGCAGTCAATTAAAAACTTGGCCAGATCATGTAACACCAAGAAGTGCAGTTATCAACTATAACTCACCTACTATTGTTAACAATAGTCAAAGTGGTATCAAGTATACAAGAAGTGTTGGACATACCAAGTGGAGACTTGAAGTTGAATATCCACCAATGAGTGCAGAAGATTTCCAAGAGTTTCATGCAATTGCACAAGCGGCACATGGACAAAGCACACCATTCTACTTTAAGTTAAGAAGCAAATACGGTACAAACATACTATGGAGTGATTTTTATGATCTAAGCAACAGTACAACAACACCAAGAATCAAAGATCCAATAGCATTAGGTGATACTACACTGTTAGTTGAAGGCTTTAACTCAAATGAAAATAATGTATTCAAACGCGGTGAAGTGTTCCTTGATGGTAAAAATGAAAATGGTTATTTGCACACAAGTTTAAGTAGTACAGATGCAAATGTATATGGTGAAGCTAAAATACGCACACCTTGGCCATTCAGAGAATCCAAACCTGCAGGTAGTAAAATTGACAAAGATCCATACTGGTGTGTTGTTACACTAGGTTCAGATAACTTTGAATACAGTGTAGATGTAAACAATTACTATTATGTAAATGTAGCATTTGATTTAGATAGTTGGAAATAAGATATGGCAACCCTAGAACAAATAGTAGCAAAACAAACTATACAATACTTTGATTGTGTTGAAATAGCAATTGATACTACACACACATATTACTTCACACAAGCACCATATAATCTTACACTAACTGATGGCAACACTTATCAAGCCGCAGGTGGATTATTACAAATGACTGATTTTGTTGATAATGCAAACTTTAGTATTGAAAAATTAGAAATACAATTAGCAGGTATTGTAGAATTACCAACAGGTGATACAGTATTAAAAACAATACAAACATTAGAATACATGGATAAGCCTGTAACAATATACAGAGCATTTATGGAAAATCATCAAGTAGCACATGAAGTTGTGTTGTTTAAAGGTTATATTTCAAACTTATCAGGTGCATTAAGTGAATCAGGTGATAGTACAACAGCAAGTATTACAACGGCATCACATTGGACAGACTTTGATAGAATAAGCACAAGATACACAAATGATAACAGTCAACAAAGCATACATTCAGGTGATGAAGGTATGGCTTTTGCTAAAGAAGTACAAAAAGAAGTGCAGTGGAAAGAAAATGCGTAGTGAACTTCAAATGAAACTAGGCTTATGGTTAGCAACTAAACAGTGGCAACCTTGGGAGCGTGGTAAAAATGATTGTTGTACATTGTTTATGGAATATCATGATCATATGTTTGGCACAGATACAGTATCAAGCATATACGGTAAATACAATGACTTAAGAAGTGCAATACGCTTACGCAAGGAGTTTCCTACAGTAAATGATTGGTTCCCAGAAAAGGGATATCATCAAGTGTTGCAACCCCAAACAGGAGACATAGTAATGGTAGAACAAAGATGGTTTCCAAGCAGTTATATAATTTGCATGGCACAAGCATGGGGTCTAACAGATGATTCAAAACGCATGACAAAACATATTATTGAAAAACCAAATGTAGAATACAGTATATGGAGGCATGAAGCATGGGCCTAAGTAGTGTAGCAAAGTTTTTTATTAGATTAGCAATAGCTCTTTACAGTTATAACCAACAGCGTAAAGCACAAAAGAAAGCTGAACGCCAAGCAAGAGCAGCCAGATCAAATGTATTAATCAACAAACAATCAAACAATGATCCTGTATATGTACTATACGGAAAACAGCGTATGGGTGGAACAAGGGTATATGTAGACACATCAAATGGTAGTGGTGATCTAAGCGGAACAACTAAACTAAACTTTGTATTGGTTATGTGTGAAGGTGAAATTGGCACAGTTAAAGAAGTGTACTTTAATGATACTGTTGTATGGGATGATTCAAATGGTGGAACACTAACCGCAAACAGCAGTGGTGGTTATAGTTTAGGTGGATGGATTAGTAAATATGCACCAACTATTACAAGTAATTGGTATCCAGGAACTACAACACAAACAGCAGATACAAGTTTACAAGGTAGTGTTGGAAGCAGTGTATGGACATCAGCACATAAATTACAAGGTGTATCATACTTCACTATGCTTTTAGAAGCAGATGGTGAAAAGTATGGTGGACAGTTACCAACAGTTACATTTGTATTAGAAGGTAAAAAGATCCTAGATGTAAGCACATTAACAACAGGTGATGATAGTGGTGATTTAGGTCCAAGCAATTATACAACTGGTGCAGATCAAAACCCTGCAGATGTACTATATGATTATTTGATCAACAAAGTGTTTGGTAAGGGATTAGACCATGATAAAAATGGTAACTATAGTGCAGGATTACATGTAGACTTGGCTAGTTTTCAACAAGCAAGACTAGACTGTGAAAGTTCAAGAAGTGGACTTGGATACAATTGTAATGGATTCCTACAAACAGAAAAACAATTGTTTGATAATGTAGGTGAAATATTAGAAACATGTAATGGTATATTGTTATTTGTTGATGGCAAGTATCAAATGCGTATTAAAAAGAAAAATGAACAAAGCGGTATTCCAAGCAGTGCAATATTTGACAAAGACACTATTCTTGGAACCATAGAATTAAGTTTACCAGACAAAGCACGCAAAGGCAAGTATCAAATGCGTATTAAAAAGAAAAATGAACAAAGCGGTATTCCAAGCAGTGCAATATTTGACAAAGACACTATTCTTGGAACCATAGAATTAAGTTTACCAGACAAAGCACGCAAACTAAACAAAGCAACTGGTACATTCAACAACCCAGATACAAAATACAATGATGATGTTGTAATATATGATAACCCTACATGGCGTGTTGAAGATAATGGTAGTACATTAGAAGCACAAGAAGAATACACTATGATCACAGACAAAGATCAAGTATTAGATTTGATTACACAAACAGCAAACATAAGTAGAGATGAATATGCAATCAAATTTACAGCGGCACACACAGCATTATTATTACGCAGTGGTGATGTTATAGAAGTTAGACATGATGAATTTGGATGGGGTACTGGTGCAGGACAAACAAGAAAGTTTTTCCGTGTGCAAGAACTAACACTAACAGAAGACAACACAGTTGAAATAACAGCTACAACATATGACAGTAGCAAGGAGTTATAAATGAGCATTATTAGTCTAGACAAAGGAACAATTGGACACTGGTTACCAGAAGGACCAGATGTACAAGGAAGTATCAACTTAGATAAATTAAGTGATGTTACTGTAACAAATGTACAAGACAATCAAGTACTAAAGTATGATAGTAGTCAAAGTCAATGGGTCAATGTAGCAACAGGTGCCATTACAAGTTTAGATCAATTAAGTGATGTAGTTATTACAAGTGTGGCAGATGGACAAAGTTTACAATATGACAACGCTACTGGAAATTGGGTCAATAGAGACATTACAGCAGACTCAATAGATGGTGGAACTTATTAACTATATGTAGTCATTTAAGGTGTCTTAACCGGCAAACTAGGACTGTATATAGTACCAACAACAACAAGGATATACATATGACAACCCCGGCATATAAACTGGCAGAAACAGAACCAGAAAAAATACACAAGCCAGAACTCAAATTAGTATTCAAACAAATACTAGAAATTGAAGATTATCAGAAACTAGCACACTTTGTTTGGGTTAATCAATACCTAGCACAAATACCAGGATCATACAGTGTATATGCAATGTACAAAGGCGGCATAGCAATTGCCACTAATGCATTATGTATAAATGAATGGCTTGATGCACACAACTTACCACGCAGAAAACCATTGCATGAACAAACTATTAAAAGAAGAATGTTGTTTAACAGAGATGATATACAAAAGATTGACAACAGAAGCAGTGAATTTGAATACACTCCAGCTAAACCAGGACGCAAAAAAGGTTCAGTAATAACCAGCAAACACGGTGAAAAAGTAGAAGAACAAATATGGGAATTGTTTCAAGAAGGACATGTACCAGGTGATATAGCACAAGCAATAGGTTGTACACCAGCTAATGTTTATTATCACATAAGAAAGATACAAAAGAAACTTGACAAACAAGCAAGTTAGTGTTATCATAAATACTTATAGTAAATTAAAACACTAAGAGTATTCCTACAATTAGACAGTTACATTCTCCAAATATAATGTTTAGTTTTAGTTTATTAGTTGTATAAGGGTAATACTTGGAATTTCATTGCCAAGCTCCAACAACACAATGAAGCGTTTCTTAACGCTCTCCTTATTGTGCCATGCCGTTAGGCCCACTACTTTATACAATGAATCTACAAAAACCCACAGAAATGTGGGTTTTTTCTTGACATAAGCGTATTTTTGTGTTAATATGCTAAATACAATATAACAAAAGATAACTTTTGTTTATGGCTAATATTATAATAAGGAGGTCTTTATGACAACACAAGCAAACACAAATTTATATAAACCCAATGAATTCTCTTACAGAACTGAAGAATTCAAACAACCATTGAAAACAAGAACCGGTAGAACCCGTTTAGATAGATATGGTAATCCACTTACAAGCATAAGAATTAAACAAAGCGGCGCAGACAAAAACCGTATGATTGATAGAATGCAAAAACTCTATCAATTATGGAAACAGTTTCCAAATAATTTTCCTGTTGAACCTGTTCAATTTGGTGTAGATCCTGTTCCAATGGATTGTGACAGAGCATTTGAAGATTTAATGGATCAAATAGACAAATGGTTAAAGAGTCCATCAGCAGATGTACTTGAGATGTACTTGAAAGTTTTATTATTAGAAACAATTACTATGTTGATTTTCTTAAAAAACAAGCAGATCTTTATTATGAAGATGGAAGTGTGAGTGCTCAGATTGAAATGGATTATGGTATCCGTAGAGTGCGTAAAAGAAAAGCACCAATTAAACAAGCAATTGATACAAACTTTGATAGTTTGTTTAC